TATTATATGTAACTGAAAAAGGTATTAAGGTATATCACATAGATAGATTTGTATGTCAAAGGGATGATGTAGGTAATGTAATAGAAATAATTACAAAAGAAACAGTACACATAAATGCTTTTGATGATGAATTTATAGAAAATTTAAAACAAAAGCAAAATTATGATGAAGAGCAAATGATGGATGAAGAGATAGATGTATATACAAGAGTTACTAGAAATGGTGATACTCATAACTGGTATCAAGAATGTAAAGGTGAACGCATACCTAATACAGAAGGTGTAAGTAAAGTAGATGTCTCACCATTTATTGTTTTACGTTGGACTAGAAGGGATGGAATGAATTATGGAGAATCATATGTAAGTGAATACAAAGGTGATTTAATTAGTTTAGAAGCTTTGATGCAAGCAGTAATAGAAGCTGCTAGTGCTAGTGCAAAATGCGTTTTCTTGGTAAATCCTAATGGTGTTACAAGAAGTCAAACTTTAGCTAGTGCCCCGAATGGTGCAGTACGAGAAGGATTAGCTAGTGATGTTAGTACATTACAAGTTAATAAAGCTGCTGATTTAAGTATTGCTTTTCAAGTAATACAACGTATTGAATCAAGATTAGAACACGCTTTTCTTATGGCTAAGAGTGTACAAAGGGATGCTGAAAGAGTAACAAGTACTGAGATACAAGTGATGGCAACAGAATTAGAGCAAGCTTTGGGAGGGATTTATAGTATTTTAAGCAACGAATTTCAGTTACCCTATATCAAACGTAGAATACATATGCTAGTAAGATCAGGTAAATTACAAAAGCTACCTGATAATCTTATCCAACCTAAAATTGTTACTGGTATAAATGGTCTTGGACGTAATTCTGATAAAGCGAGATTAATTGAATTTATCACTACTGTTGCACAAGCTTTAGGTGGTGATATTTTACGTCAATACATGAACCTAGATGAAGCTATTAAGCGTTTAGCTACAAGTGTGGGCATAGATACTAATAATTTGGTAAAGTCTAAAGAAGAGATAGAACAAGAAATGCAAGCTATGCAACAGCAACAGCTTGTACAGTCTCTAGGTTCTGCTGCTTTAGGTTCTAAATTAGCTGATCCTAAGAATGTTCTACAAGCACAACAACTAGCACAGGAGACAGCAAATGCCGAGCAAGAAGGTTGATTCAAAAACTGAAGAAACACAAACTGAAGCCAAAGCAGTAGTAAGCAGAATAGGAGAATTTGAAGAAAATCCTACACCACAAAAAAAAGGTGATGTCGTTACTGCACATGGCAATACAATTACTTATAACTAATAAATTATTATGGAATCTAAATTAGCTGTTAATGAAACACCACCTATGTCTCCTGATGACATAGCAACATTAGCTGAAAATAATACTGATGAAAACGGTCTTATACTAGGCAAGTTTAAAACACAGGAAGATCTTATTAATAGCTATAAGGAGCTAGAAAATAAGCTTACAGCTAAAGATGATGTAGAAGAGTCAGAAGAAGTAGAAGCATCTACAGAAGAGACTACAGAGACTTCTGGTTATGATGATTACTACAAAGAAGATGGTTCTGTTGATTATGAAAAAACAAAAGAAGCTTACGGTGAAAAATTAGGTGAATTATTTGAAGAAAATAATGTAGATCCTTTTAAAATTTCTAAGTATTTTCACGAAAATAATGGAAAAATTACAAAAGAAATGTATGAAGAATTAGAATCAACTGGTTTACCTAGAACATTAATAGATGCTTATTTAGATGGTAGAGCAGTTCAAAGTAATTTTACTACTAATGCTGCTGATCCATATGATGAAATAGTAGGCATTGCAGGTGGTGAAGCACAATACAAAGAAATGCTGCAATGGATGGATAAAACTTTATCTACAGAACAAAAACAAAACTATGACAAGGTAGTAGATGGTGAAGGTTCTACAGTTACACAAGTATCTCTTGCAGTACAAGATATGTATAATAAATACAAAGCTAGTTTAGGTATAGAACCACAACTTATGTCAGGTAAATCTTCTAATACACCTTCTGTAAAAACATTCAGATCTAATGCTGAAGTAGTAGCTGCTATGAGAGATCCTAGATATAAAACTGATAAAGCATATCAAGATGAAATACATAGACAGTTATCTCAAAGTGATGTATTTAGTGTCTCAGGGTAATGGCTAAATCTGTAAGGCTACGCAAAGAACATAAAAGCAAAACTGGTGGCCTTACTAAAAAAGGTAGAGATAAGATTAATAGAGAAACTGGTAGTAACCTTAAAGCACCAGTAACAGGAAAAGTTAAACGTGGTAGTAAAGCTGCTAAAAGACGTAAATCTTTTTGTGCAAGAATGAAAGGTGTTAAAGGTGCTACCAGTAAAGGCGGTAAACTAACAAGAAAAGGGTTAGCTCTTAAGAAATGGAAATGTAATTAACTTTCTGTCTTAGCTTCTTCC